CGGCGCTGGTACCGTCGATGCACTTGACTCGCGTCAGGTCGATGGTTCCTTCACCGCCGGGCTGCGCCTCGGCAAAGATGTTGGCGAGCTGCTTGCGGCGGTCGTCGAGCTTGCCGTCGACCTCTCGCAGTTCTGGGAAATCGAAAATGGTCATGATGTGACTCCTTGGGAGATTGCGATGGAACGCGCGTACTCGTTGGCGGCTGCCTCGTTGGCTGCGTCGTCCTCATCGGGAACGGGTTGGGGTTCGGGTGTGTCGATCAGCGCCTTGAAGCGGTCCAGAACAGCACAGACTTTCGTCAGCGCATCGGACGACTCAGAGCCGATCGTCTTACCCTTGGCAGCACGGAGAGTCACGACTTCCTGTGCCCTGTCGGCGAGCACGTCGGCAGCGGTCAGGACCGCGTCGGCGTGCTCGGAGAACTTCATATCTGCGTGTGCCTTCGTCATCGTCGTGCGGGTAGCGACACCTGCACCGATGAATACTGGCGACACCTCGGGAACGTGGACGGCCTTGATCATGTTTGCCTTCACTCCGCCCACTTCGCCCGGCTCGGACTTGACCTCCAGTAGACCAAAAGACCACTCGCCCTGGCCGCTCTTGGCGAGTCCGGCAACGGTGTTGAAATCGTCTCGGCCCTTCGTGGTGTCCATGAAGTACTGACCGCGACACACCGCCTCGTTGCCGACCTCGTGGATCGTGCCGGTACCGACCGGGGCCGAGCCCTTCCACACGCTGTGTCCGTACGCAGAGATGACCACCTTGGCGCCGTCCTCGATCGCGCCCTTCGTGATCACGTCGCCGTCTTTGTCGATGACGCCGAGCGTTGCAAACACGGCCTCGAACTCGCCGGTGGCTGCGTCCTTGACCTGCACGTTCGACGCGCTGAATGACTTCGTGATCATGCGGTATCTCCGTTCGTGGGTGCCGGGGTCAACGGCTGCGGACCCTCTTGCAGCTGTACTGACGGGCGGCCGGTGTGCTTCAACGCCATAACGCTTTGCGTACTGACGGCGACCTTCACCGACTCGGGATCGAATCCGCTATCGGTGAGCGTCCTGGTCGACGTCGCTTCAAGGTTGAAGATTTCGGCAGCGTCCTTCGCGTCCTCTTGCAGAAAGTCGATGTGCTTGTACGCGTACCAGAGGCCGTAGCCGGGCGCCGGGCTTGAGAACTTCTCAAGCGCCTCCGCTGCGTTGCGCCAAAGCGGACGCAGCGTCATGTCTGCGTACTGCCGTTTCGCGCTGTTGTAGTTGCCGGAGTTCAGCGCCGAACCCTGCAGCCCTTCGGAGAGCCTGGCGATGATCGATCCGACGCCGGCCGCCGCTGCGATGCGCGTCTCGCCTGCACCCTGCACTGCCTTGAAGTCAAGATTTTTGAGGTCGACGCCCGCCATCTTGGCGTCAGCGCCACCGCCGAGATGGATCGTCTTGTAGGCGCTGTCGCTGCCTGCGTGAGCAGCGTCGAACATTTCGACGTACTCGGCGAAGTGTTCCGGTGAAAGGTTCGGGTCATACGTGACCACGAAGTTCGACGTGGCGCCGTTGCGGAAGAACTTCTTCTTGTGGTTCGTGATCGCCTGGTCGCCCTGGATCTCGTTGAGAACTGGCGTCAGCCACGACATTCCCCGCCACTGCGCCTCGGGGTCAGGGATCGGCGCGTAGTGGCTCACCCTGGCGGGCGTCAACAGCACCGGGTCGGGACGACGTCCCGACTTGTTGCGAGTCGTCGGGTGATAGATGTAGCTGAGGATTTCGGCCTCAAGGCCGAACGGTGACGCGTCAGGGTCGCCAGGCACCCCAGTGACGGTCGTGACCCAGTCGGGTCGCAGGTGGCGGAACTTGCCGTTCACCATCGTGTGATATGAGTTGCCAGCAAGCGAGTTGTCTTGCTCCATGCGCGTGAGCAGTCGGCCTGGCTTGTCCAGCGGCGCAAGACCGGGGCCGTAGGACAGTGGGCCCGGCGCTCCGTCCTCGGTGTTCCTTTCCTGGTAGCGGAACAGCGCTTCAGAGAACGGCAACATGCGGGCAGTCACGCACGCAAAGACGATCCCGTTTGCCTTGTACGCCTTGTGGACGTAGTCCTCGAACGACGACTCGATGCGCTCCTCAGCATTGACCGGCGCCGACCGGCCGAAGCGTGCGGCGAGATCATCGCCCGGCCAGAACGGTGGCTGTTTGAAACCGCCACTACCGCCACCGAAGCTGAGGCCGTGCTTCAAAATCTTGGACAGGCCGCTCATTCGACAGGCTCGGAATCATCGGTTTCGGCGACTGCTCCGTCGCCACCCTGCAGCACCAGGAACGAAACGAGCGCGCCGAGCAGGCCAGCAATGATCCATGCAAAGCCTGGCGACCAGTGGGCAACGCCAACGATGACACAGATCGAGCACGCAACGAGGGAAAGACCGAACAGTAACTCGCGCATATGTGGGCCTCCGATCATCTTGTGACTGCGAATAGTGGGATGCGTGGAGGTGGCTCGCTGTCAACGCCGAGCCGACCGAACGCCATGAACGCTGCACTGAATGGAGACACATCGCCCACAGAACCCCTCCTCGTCAACGTCTCGCCGGCATCTGCGCTCGGCTTGGTTCTGGCACCCTTGACTGCACGACGCAGAGCCGGTTCGCCACGGTGGCGGATCTTGGGTGCTTCGCCCTTGGTGGCGTCCACGAACGACAGGTACGCACGAGCCTGGTCGCCGGGTGTCATCTCGTCGACCACTACGCCGGCACCGATCAGCTCAGCAATCAGCGAACCGGCCGGGCTCGAAAGGCCAACCGTCAACGGCGTACCGCCGAGCTTGTCCTGGATCTGCTTTGCACGAGCTGCGACCCAACCGGTACCGGGTTGCGCCGTCGTGATCTCCACATGCACCAAACCATCAGCGCGCTTCCCAGCGAGGCCGATCGTCGACCATGAACGGTCATGCGCAACATCGAGCGCCCATCGGACGCCCTCGGGGAGCGGCGTCGATTCGGCTTCGGTCAGCGAATCCCACGAACCCAGATCGATCGGGCCGACATCGCCCTCGATGGCGGCATCCTGGTTCCAGTTGAAAAAGAAGCGGGCCGAGTCAGACCACGGCGTGTCAGGGTCCCGCACATGCTCGACCAGGCGACCAAGATCGACCCACGACGCATCGCCGTATGCCGCCTTGAACGCTGCGAGCAGCACCTCGTCGGACGCCTCAACATCGACCGGTAAACCGTTGATCTCGGATGGCGCTTCGACCTCGTCGGCAAAGATGCCGGGGTGACCGTTCTGCACCGCCTTGAACGAGTTCTCAGCAACCGTCTTCTCGCCACGCTCGAATGAGTTCGTTGTCTCGTAGGTGCGGCCGCCCATCTTCGCAGCGTTGTTGCGCATCACCCGAGCCAGCTTGACGCCACCATTACGCGGCGTCCACAGATGGGTTTCGTCGAGAGCGCCGTACGTGATCGGCTGACCCTCTCGGGAACCGGCCGAAGCGGTGACCGGCTCCAGCTTGGCTCCAGGACGGTCACGTAGGTAGCACCGGGTTAGACCGGGATCGATCTTCAACTCGTCGGCAGCGGCCCCATCGTTCTCGGTCAGGAAGTAGTAGACCACCGACCACGTGTTATCTGTCTGATCCTCGGAGACTGCGCCGACCTGAACCCACGGCTGCGGATCGCCAGGACCACCCCACGGCCGCCCCACAGGCTCACCGTCAGCATCCCACCCATCGAAGCGGACCGGGCCCGCCAACTCGGCAATGACCTTCGCAGCCTCGATCGGTGACTTTCCCCAGCCCTTCGACCGACGCGAATACCCACGGTTGTAGACCAGCTTGCTCGTCGTCGGGTCAACAGCGAACCAGTTGACGATCTGCATCGCCTGCTCGTCGGTGAACCTCAGCTTCTTCGACGGATCACGCGGCGACGGCAACACCTCGAACCAGTCGAGCAGCGCCCAACCGATCGACGGGAAATCGTTATCGTGCTGCGGACCGCGCCACGGCATCAGCCCGCCGACTTCAGGTGACCATAGCTCTTGCTCTTGCCGCCACCATCGCCAGGTGCCGCGACTGAAGCAACCGTCTTCGGTGGCTTCCAGCGTCGATCCTGCTGGCCCTTCGGTGTGATCCCGTAGGTGTCCATCTGCAGCCGCAGCTCGCCGGCTCGTTGGAACTCTCCCGTTTCAACCTGATCGAACAGGCGCACCAGCTGACGAAGAGCAGGCACGTCGCTCGGCAACCAGAACGCAGCGAACCACGAATCCATCCACGCCTTCCACGCATCAACCGACGCCTGCTGCAAATCGTCGGGCGGCGCAGGGCGATCGCCGTGCTGCCAGCCAGCAGCCTCAGCCGAACGGAACTCTCCACGATCAGGGACGTCACGCTCGTTCTGTCGGTTCTCCTTCGGAGATGGTCCACGTCCAGCCATTATCGGATCACCCCATCAGAAGAAGTTGCACCTCACCACGAACGCCACGCTTGAGGTTGCACGTGCGATGGGCGAGGCTGACGTTTGAGCGCTCGTCAACGCCGCCGCAAGAAATCGGGATTAGGTGGTCAATGGTCGGACCCATCTCATCACTGCCAGGAAGGTTCATGTTTACCTTGCGTCTGCAGAGGTGGCATCGTTCGCCATCTCGCCGAGCGATCTCCGCAGTGGTGTAGTCGCCGGTCAGGGCAATGCGTCGCTTATTCGAATGGCGGCGGTCGCTATCCCTGTTGCGGTTGGTGCGACAGCGTTTGCAGCAAGATCCGCAGCGTCTGTTGGTTGGTGACCTCACAACGACAACCGAG